AGGTTTTTATAAGGCTGATTTTGTCACGTATAAGCATGGTAAAGTCTTTGAAGTTATTGATGTTAAGTCTGAGATGACTAAGAAATTACCTGTTTATAGACTAAAGAAGAAATTATTAAAAGCAATATACAATATTGATATTGTAGAAATTTAATACATTTGAAGAAAAAACAGGCATAGACCAGGCAAACAGATTATGCCTGATGGCATAGAAAAATATGGAAATAGTAAAAATCTCAGCCATTAAGGCAAACAGTAAAAATCCTAGAGTAATAAAGGATGATAAGTTTAAGAAGCTAGTCCAGTCTATTAGGGAGTTTCCAGATATGCTAAATAAAAGACCGCTTATCTGTTTTACAGATGTAGATAAAAAGTATGTGGTTTTAGGTGGTAATATGAGACTAAAGGCAGCTCAGGAAATAGGATTAAAAGAAATGCCTATAATATTAGCTGATGACTGGACTCAGGAGCAAAAGGATGAGTTTCTGATTAAGGATAATGTAGGCTTTGGTGAATGGGATTGGGATCAGTTGGCTAATGAATGGGATGCTGAGTTATTAGATAATTGGGGTTTAGATATTCCAAATTTTACCTCAGCAGATGGATTTGGTGAAGATTTTAGTTTGCCAGATGGAGATAAACCACCATTTCAACAGATAACATTTACGTTGGCAGATGAACAGGCAGAGCAAATTCAAAATGCAATAGCAGATATTAAAAAGACTGATGAGTATAAATATGCTGAAACTATGGGCAATGAAAACTCAAATGGTAATGCACTGTATTTAATTATAATGCAATGGGCAGAGCAAAAGAAATAATCGTTAAAGTAATATCAAGTAAAATTGCAAATGATTTTGTAAAGAAAAACCATTATAGCGGTAAGGTTGTTTCAAATAGTAATTTACATTTTGGTTGCTTTTTAGATAATCAGTTGCACGGAGTTATGAGTTACGGAAGTCCAATATGTAAAGCAAGAGTTTTAGGTTTAGTTCAACCTTGTTTATGGAATGAAATGTTAGAACTTAATAGAATGGCTTTTAATGATTATTTACCTAAATATTCAGAAAGTAGATGTATTGCAATTAGCATTAAATTAATTAAAAAAAATGCACCGCATATAAAATGGATTTTAAGTTTTAGTGACGGCACTCAATGTGGAGACGGTACAATTTACAGAGCAAGTGGTTTTGTCTTAACTGCAATAAAAGACAATAAAGGAATAGTAAAAGATTTAAAAACAGGAGAATGTTTTGTTAAAGATTTAAGCATAGCACACAATCCAAATAAAAAAAACTATTATAAATCTTTAGAAACTTTAGTTGGCAATCAATTAAGGTACATTTACCTAATAGATAAAACTTGCAAAATAACAGTGCCAATACTTCCATTTAGCAAAATAGATGAAATGGGTGCAGGTATGTATAAAGGTCAAAAAATAAGCCTTGCAGAACGCAAGGCTTTGAGCGAAGTGGTCGAATTGAACGCCGATTTCAAACTGGAAGCCTGATGTGTTACCATTACACTAACTTCGCATATAAGTAAAGGTATTAAAATAATAATGAAAAAGCACACTAAATTATATTTAGCTTACTTTGGCTTTGATCAGTCAGATTTTATACCCTGTGAGATTTGTGGCAGTCAGGCAATAGATATACACCACATAGAATGCAGAGGAATGGGAGGCACTAAAGAGCCTGAGAATATAGATAACCTAATGGCATTATGTCGCAAATGCCATGTTAAGTATGGCGATAAAAAGGAATACAAAGAGTTTTTAAAGGACATTCATTATGATTACAAGTACGGCAGAGTCTTTAAAAAGAGGATTAAATACTCAATTTAAAAAGGGAGTTTCTGGAAACCTTAAAGGCAGAACAAAGATAATACCTCAGCTAGATGTTTTACTAGCTGATGTTCTAGGTGAGGAAAAGGATGGAATAGAAGCAGCAAAAGCAATCTTGATGGCGTTAAGGGCAAAGGCAGTCAAAGGCGATGTTAGGGCGGCTGAGGTATTATTAGACCGAGCCTATGGCAAAGCATCGCAAAGTTTAATGATGACAGGAGATTTTAGCTTTAAAGTACCTGCACCTGTGGTTTATAATACCGCTCCGCCTCTGGCTCATTCAGAGAACGAGATTGAAGATGTTTGATTGCTCACCCTTATTTTATGACATATTTCAATCTACAGAAAAGGTTTTAATCAATCAAGGTGGGACATCGTCAAGCAAAACCTATTCAATTATGCAACTGCTATTTTATAAAGCAGTAACCGAGCAGAGATCAGTCATAACAGTAGCCGGTGAATCATTACCTAACTTGCGTAAAGGTGCTTACCGGGATGCTGAGAATATCTTTGCTGATAACAAATACCTGCAATCACAGCTAAAATTCTGGAATAAGACTGAGCGGATTATCTACTTTACTAACGGATCGCTGATTGAGTTCGTATCGTTTGAGAATGAGCAATCAGCTAAGAATGGTAAGCGTGACTACTTATTTGTAAATGAGGCTAATGGTATTACTTACCAGATATATTGGCAATTAGCTATCAGGACCAAGAATCAAATCTACTTAGACTATAACCCTACAAATGAGTTCTGGGCGCATACTAAGCTTATAGGTCAGCCAGATACAAAGCTAATCATATCAGACCATCGCCATAATCCGTTCCTATCAGATCAAGACCATGAAAGAATAGAGGCTATAAAGGATTTAGATTTAGAATTATGGCGAGTTTATGCAAGAGGCTTAACAGGTAAGATTGAGGGCGTTATCTTTAGGAACTGGGCAATATGTGAGGCAATACCAGAGGATGCTGAATTAATCAGTTATGGAATTGACTTTGGATTTACGAATGATCCAACTGGCATCATAGAGGTTTATAAATCTGGTGGTGAATTATGGGTGAACGAGATGTGTTATGAAACTAGGCTAACAAACATAGATATATGCAGGAAGCTAAGAGATTTTGGCGTTACAGAGGATCAGGAGATCATAGCAGATTCGGCAGAGCCTAAATCAATACAGGAAATATATGCTGAAGGTTTTAACATTCATGGCGCAATGAAAGGACCAGACTCCATAAAGCAAGGCATTGACATTCTTAAAAGATATAAATTAAATATTACCGCAAATAGCCATAACTTTAAAAAAGAATTATTTAGTTATATTTGGAAAAAAGATAAGACAGGCAAGATGCTGAATGAGCCGATAGATGCTTTTAACCACCTCATAGATCCTTTGAGGTATGTGGCATTGAATAAGTTAGCATCTAAGATTAAACAAGAATATTCATTTGATTGGAACTAAAATGGGCGTATTTTCTAAAATATTCAAGGCTGATATAGAGAAAGCAGCTACAAGTCAACTCGAGGCTTTAATGCCTGGACTTCAACAACAGATAACCGCTAACCTTTATAACCAGAATGTATTTGGATGGATAGGCAACAATCAGGTTATAGTTGATTTTGAGGACAAAGTAAAATTTGTTGAGGAGGGATTTAAGAAAAACGCTGACATATATACCTGCATTGATATAATATCTAAGAAAATAGCTGAATGCGCTTATTGCTTGTATGAGGTTAAGGATGGCGTTACTAAAAAGGATCTAAAGGTATTTGAAAATATGTCAATGGCTGAGGGTGCAACGGCTAAGATGCGATCACTGCAACTTAAAGAACAGATGTTTAACGAGGTAGAAAGCAATCCTATTCTGGACTTACTGGCTAGACCTAATCCGCAACAAACATACGAGGAATGGATGACTGATTTAGCAGGGTTTTTCTTGTGTACAGGTGATGGTTATATATTCGGCAATGGTAAGGATCCTGCAATGACCGAAAAGCAAATTTGGTCACAACTGTATTCTTTGCCATCACAGTTTATAGAGATTATCTCAGGTGGAATGTTTGAGCCTATAAAAGGTTATCAAATGCGGTCAGTTTATATGACCGAAGTGCCTATACCTGCAAATCAAGTAGCTCACTTTAAATCCTTTAATCCAGACTTTACTTTGACAGGTGCTCAATTATACGGACAATCACCTATCAAGGCTATTTATCGGAACGTATTAAAAGAGAATGAGGGCGATAACGAGTTATTAAAGCAAATCCGTAATGGAGGTGCTTATGGTTTTATCTCACCAGATGGACCGGGTGCAACGCTGACTAAAGATCAGATGAATGTGCTAAAAGAAAAGTTTGTAGAGGCAAAGCGTGGTGAAACTTTGATGGATCGTATATTCCCATCATCCGGTCCGCTAAAATGGACTCAGATAGGAATGCCGTCTACTGATTTGCAGTTAATAGAATCGCTTAACATTGACACTAGGAAAATTTATGCAGCTTTTCACGTTCCTATACAGTTTTCAGGTAGCGAAGCCGCATCAACCGATAATAACATGGGTTGGGCATCTAAACAGTTAATCTATAACGCAACTGCGCCACTATCTCGCAAGATTAGGGATGCGATAAATAAGTTTGTTTGTGAGCCATACGCTAAAGCATACGGCAAGAAATACTACTTTGATTTCGATTTTAGTAGCTATCCTGAGATGCAAGAGGATATGGAGCGCCTTACTGCATGGTTAAATCAGTCATATTGGATTACTCCAGATGAGAAGCGTATTGCTCAGGGTTATGATAAGATAAGCAGTCCAGAGATGCAGAATATTTATGTACCTGCTAATCTGGTGCCTATTGAGGAGTTGTCGCTAGATCAGGCTTATAACAATGCAACCATAAATGGCAAGTAGTGTCAAATACCACAAGACCTATTTAAAACTTCATAAAGAATATGAGGCGTATGCTTACCCTATTATCAAGAAGGCTTTAGATGATCAGACCGGCGTAGTGGCTGATTTTGTGAATGAAGATACGTTTGATAACATCGAGTTATATATACAGTTCTTAGTTCAGCAGAAACCTTTGTATAACGGATTAGAAAAGATATACACAAAGGTTGGCGTATCCGCTGCGACATTTTCATACGACTGGATTCGCAATTCAGTACCTAAAAAGAAAAAGGATTTTATAATTGATTTTTTTAATGCTGCCTGGTATGAGGAGATGGTAAACTACTTTAGACTGATTGGAGGTACTAAAGTTACAGGCATTGATAATACAACTAGAGATATTATTAATAACTTATTAGCTAATATTTTAGGACAAAATTTGTCCAGAAGAGAACAGGCTAAACTATTTGAGGAAACACTAAACGATCCTGCCTTTAATAGGGCAAGGTCTTTAGTTATAGCTCGGACTGAATCAACTACTGCAGCAAACTTTGGTATTAATATGGGCGCTGAGAGTTCTGATTATGAGGTGCAAAAGTTTTGGATTAATACAAAGGATAAAAGGACAAGGCGAAGTCATTTGCTGATGACACAGGATAGGATAGCAATTAATCAGCCTTTTATAGTTGGTGGAACTCCAATGATGTATCCTGGTGAAGTTGGCGCACCTGCCGCTGAGGTTGTTAATTGCCGATGTGTAATGGCTACCGAAGCAATAAAGGATGCAGATGGGTTACCAATACTAAAACCGAGAACGCCTGACTATCTAAGAAAAGATAATTAAAAAAATTAATATATTTGTATTATGAAAGGATTACTGGAGTATAAAAACTTTAGCGCAGAGATCAAAGACCTAGACGCTGAAAGGATGACCGTTACTGGCTACTTTGCTAGTTTCGGTAATGTAGATTATGATGAAGATATTATAGCCTCAGGCGCAGCGACTAAAACAATCGCAGAACGTGGTCCGATGGGATCTAATGAAATATTCTTTTTAAATCAACATAACTGGTCGCAACCGCATGGCAAACCAACAGTATTAGAGGCGCAGGAAAAGGGAATATATTTTGAAAGTTCTATTGCACCTACAAGCTATGGCAAAGATGCAATGGTATTATATGCAGAGGGGATTGTTGTTCAGCACTCAATCGGGTTTAGTACTGTTAAGGCAGACTATGACCAGAAGACAGGCATCAGGACAATAAAAGAAATTAAGTTATACGAGGGATCGAATGTCACTCTGGGTGCTAATCCAGAAACTCCATTTACAGGATTCAAGTCCTTGACAATGGCAGAGATAAACGATCAGGTGGCAAAAATGATTAAGCTATTAAAAGATGGTAGCTTAACAGACGAGGGCTTTGGCAGGTTGGAAATAGCATTAAAGCAATTCCAACTAGAGGCTTTCAATTTAGGTAAAAATTCACTATCGGATGCAGAGCCGACATTAGTCACTCCAGAGCAAGATGAGCCGAATATATTAACAGAATTAATAAAACATTTAGAAAGATAATAAATGGAAAATTTAGAACAAAAGGCTCAGGAGTTGCTAGACGCAAACAAAGCCAAAACATTAGATGAGGCAAAGAGCATCATCGCAAACGCAATCAGCGAAGCTACTAAAGCAGTTGATGCAAAGTTAGAAGATGCAGTAAAATCTGCAAATGTACGTATTGACGAAATGGATAAAGCATTGCTTGAAGCGAAATCAGAAAACAACAGAATTAAGATGGATGTTCAAAGTAAAGCGCCAGTTTCTTTCAATCAGGCATTTTCAACTGCAATGGATGAGAACTCTGATAACTTAGAGAAATTCAAGAGAAAAGAGATCAAGCAATTTTCAATGGAGTTGAAAACAGTTGGTGATATGTCATTGGCTAACATTACTGATCTTGCAGCTGCAAACGTTCAGATGCTACCGGGTATCATTCCTGCTGCACCACGTAAGTTGCACATCAGAGCATTACTTCCAACAGGCGTTATGACTACTTCTGCAATTCACTACTTACAGGAAACAGGATCAGAGGGATCGGTTGCTGCATGGGCGGATAATTCAGGTACTAAATCTCAAATTGATTATGATTTGACAGAAGAAGTTGCACCATCTGAGTTTATCGCAGGTTTCTTGCGTATCACTCGCAAGGCTTTAGATGACATCTCTGCCATGCGCTCTTATCTTCAATCTCGTTTACTTGAGCAGTATTTAGATGCTGAGGATAATCAATTACTTAATGGATCTGGAGTATCTCCAAATCTAGGTGGTTTGATTACCAACGCTGAGGCTTACTCAGGTTTCCGTACTATTCAGGTAGAGAAATTGCTAGATTCAGTTGCACAAATTGAAAGCAACAATCACTCTGCAAATGGTATCTTGTTAAGTCCAGAGCAGTTCTATGCTTTGATGCTTACTAGAGGTACTACAAATGATTACACCCTACCAGGCGGAGTTGCAGTTGATCTAGTTAATGGTCAAATGTTCATATCTGGTGTGCCTATCTTTAAGTCTACTGCAATGAGCGATTCTAAATACTTAGTTGGTGACTGGTCAAAAGGTGCGCAACTATTTGTACGTGAAAATCCGATTGTTAGATTCTTTGAGGAGGATGGTACAAACGTAAGAGAAAACAAGATTACAGTTCGTGTTGAAGGTCGTATTGCACTACCTATCTACTACACTGATGCATTCGTGACTGGTTCATTGAACGCTAATCCAAGCTAGTTTTTTTGGTTTAATGGGAAAAGCCTGTCATTAATTTGGCAGGTTTTTTTTATTTAATTATGTTAATTAAATAATTATATTTGCGTATGTTCAAAGCCAACTTTATAGGTCAAGCAGGGTTATACAAAAACCAAGAGTATGTTATCTGTATTGGCGTTATAAATGGATGGATTCATGTGCGTAGAAAGTGCGGTGCAGGTCGTATGAATTACCCATCAATTTTAGACTTCCTAAGAGATTGGGATTATATTAGAAAACAATGAGAATATTCCACTTAGGTTTAATGGTAGCACCACCGCCAAACGATTCAGCACGTAAAGCCTTTATGGCTAACTGCACAGATTACATAGAGTTATCAACAGGCGTAAAGGATGTAAACCAAGAAGCGGTTAGGATTGCCAGAGAATTTAGACCGGATATTATCTTTATGCAGATACAGGCTCAAAATATAATCCATATAGAAACTGTCAAAGCTATGCGAGAAACAGGGGCGTGGATCTGCAACTGGAATGGCGATATAAGAAATGAAACGCCAGGATGGATGATACAAATGGCACCGCATATAGATAAGACTTTGTTTAGTAATATGAGGGATGTTAGGAACGTAGTGAATGGAGGTTATTTAGAGATAGGCTACGATCCTGAGATTTATAAGCCAGATGGGCAGATAGGTAATTGCAAAGAGATTTCATTCTTTGGTAATAATTACGGAGGTGATCGCTTTCCGTTAAGCAGGTTAAGAATAGAAATGAATACAATGCTACATAAGCACTTTGGCGATAAGTATGGCGTTTACGGCAATAACTGGTTTAACGTGGCAGGTAATTATAACCATTCTCAAGCTGAGGAATCAAAAGCATATAGAGCTACAAAGATAGCAATTAACTTGAGCCATTACGATGAGGATTCATATAGTTCGGATAGGATATACAGGATATTAGGCTCTGGAGCGTTCTGTTTATGCAAAGCCTATCCAAATATGCCTTTTATTGATGGTGTTCATGTAAGGACATGGAATAGTCTTTATGATTTAATGGTACTATTAAGATATTATCTGGATGACCATAAAGAGGAACGAGATTTGATAGCAAAACAAGGCAATAAGTTTGTCAAAGAGAATTATACATTTGATCGAATGGTAAAAAATTTAATAGGTATATATGAGCAAAATTAAAGTTTTAGGTTTTATGACTATTCATTATGCAGGGGATTACTTGCGTGAAGCTCTTATGTCGGTTGTAGATCATGTAGATAAAATGGTTATAGCTTATAGCATGATGCCAAGTCAAGGACATGGAACGCTATTGCAATGTCCAGATTCAGAGGGTTATATTTATAGTATTTGCCAAGACGTTTTAAAAGATAAATTAATCTGGGACCGAGCCGAAAGGTATGGAGCTGAAAGTGAGCATAGGGCGGTTAAATATAAATACTCAGATGGCTATGATTTGGTATTGACAGTAGATTCAGATGAGGTTTATAAATCAGATGAGTTGCAGAAGTCATTTGAGTATGCTTATTGGGGCATAGATAGATTTTATGGCATTGATGGCTTTGTTAATTTTTGGCGTTCTTTTAACTATGCTTGTTATGATGGATTCAGACCGATTAGATTAGAAAACCTGCACAGAAAAGAACATACTCAAGATTTAAAGTTAAAGCAGACTATCTATCATTTTAGCACCTGTCAACCTCAACCTATTATGGCTTATAAATATAATGTATTTGGTCATGCCCACGAAGTGCGCAAAGACTGGCTAAAAAAATGTTACTATAAATGGAAACCCGAAAATCAGTTTGATGATGTGCATTGCGTTGCGTTAAATCTATGGAATCCTGTGCCATTTGATAAATCGGTATTACCTAGCTATTTAAAGAGCCATCATAATTATAACAAAGAGTTAGTATGAATGCAGCTATAATAGTAGATGATCGTGAAGATGTGGCTCAGGAAGCAATCGAAAGGCATAAAAGGTTTATACCCAAATCATGGGATTTGCTACATATTCAACCGCCTTATGCCGGAGGGATTTACTATATAAAAACTCCAAGAGAATATAACTCTATATTGACTAATCCTAACTTTTGGCGAGGCTTAAAATATGATAGGGTGTTAGTTTTTCAGCATGATTCTGGATTATTGAAAGAGGGTATTGAGCATTTTCTGGAATGGGATTTTATCGGATCGTGGATTAAAAATATACCGGGTTGCTTGAATGGAGGTCTAAGCATTCGCAATCCTGAGCTGATGTATGAAATTTGCTCAAACCATCCATATAAAGGCATGGCAGTAGATGGTAACGAAGATATTTACTTTTGTAACAAGATGCGAGAGTTAGGCTATAAGTTACCTGATAAGATAACTTGCAATAAGTTTGCCGTAGAAACAGAATTTGAATATGGTTCAGTAGGTTATCATGCAATAGATAAATACCATAAAAATTATAATCTTTTACTAAATCAATATGATTGATAAAATATTAAAAGTAACGGCAGAGGAGTTAAACCAGATTAATCTGTCTAAGTATTTAAAGAGTACGGATGATCTGGGATTTCCTAAAGGTTGGTTTTATATGGATGCAGGGATTGAGCATTACAGGTTACTAGCTTTTATCAGTAAGTTATACAATGGAGTTACTCTGTTAGATATTGGAAGCTATCAGGGAAGCTCAGCCATTGCCTTATCGTTTAATAAAAAGAATAAGGTTATCAGCTATGACATAGAGCATCAGCCAGAGATAGCCGATATTAAAATACCGAACATAGAATTTATCAAAGGTAATGTATTGATGCATGAGATTTCAGCTCCATTTATTATGCTAGATACTTTTCACGATGGCGAGTTTGAGCAGGAGTTTACAGATCATTTGCTAAAGATTAAATATAAAGGTTTGGTTATGTTTGATGACATCCATCTAAACAATGAGATGAGTAATTTCTGGAATGGATTAAAAAACGAAAAATATGATTTAACAGAGATAGGGCATCATACAGGTACAGGCATAGCAATTTATGGTTAATCTTTTTACTTCGATATATACGGATAAAAGCGCAGTTAGGCAAAAGGAATTAATCTATTGCTTAAATAAAAACATAGATAATCCTCATATTAATAAAATTTATTTGTTTGTTGATGGATTTGTAGAGTTGCCAAAAAATGACAAATTAATTACAATAGAATTTCAGCGACCTACATACAGGGACTTTTTTAACCTTATTGATAGGACCGTAACGTCTAGAGAGGACATTTCAATAGTCGCAAATACGGATATTTATTTTAACAATACGCTGAGTAACTTAAGTTTATATGAAAGGCAATGCATAGCGTTAAGCAGATGGGATGATAAGATAGGAGGTTTAAAATTACACAATGAGCGGTTTAGTCAAGATGTATGGGTATTTAGAGGCAAGATTCGAAATGTTAATTTCTGTGACTTTTATTTAGGCATACCGGGTTGCGATAATAGGATAGCGTATGAGTTGCATAGCGCAGGTTACGCACTCTATAATCCTGCTAGTCGAATACAAGCTATTCATTACCATAGAAGCAATCTGCATAATTACGATGGCAGAACATTGAAGATACAAAGACCTTATCTGTTTATACCTGTTACATGAAAATCCTATTAAGTCCAGGCATATACTTACCTCATCAAAGAGCAGGATCTGAAATTTATCTGCATAGGGTTGTTAAATACTTAATGAACAAAGGGCATCAAGTTAAGGCGGTTACTAGATGCCCTGAGAATTACAAGTATGAGGGCATACAGGTTTACAAGGCTAAAGACAATTACAAGCAATGCCATAATGATTTATGGGACTGGGCAGATTTGGTTTTCTGTCAACTGTCTGGGACTTACTACGCAATGAACAAACAGAGGCTAAAAGCTAAAAAGGTAATTAACTTTGCGCATAATAACGTAGGTTATCCACAGGTAAATATTAGACCGAATGTGTACACAGTTTATAACTGCGAAAATACAAAGCGAGAATTAAACTATAAGCAGGAAACCTACACTTTGTACGCACCAATTAATTACAGGGATTACTCAACAGATAGACCAGAGGCTGAGTACGTGACGCTGATAAACCATAACGAAAACAAAGGAGGTCAGATATTAATTGAGATAGCAAAGCGAATGCCTAAAACAAAGTTAATGGCGGTGCAAGGTGGTTACTATCACCAGATCAAGGATGAAAAAGTTAGGAATATAAAATACGTTCCTTTAATTGATGATGTGCGTAAATATCTGGCTATGACTAGAGTGCTGATAGCACCATCAGAGTATGAAAGTTATGGTATGGCTCAAATAGAAGCCTTGTGTTGCAATATTCCTGTTATCTGTTCAGATATACTAGGTTTCAGAGATAGTGTCTCAGATGCAGGGATATTCGTCAATAGGAATGATATACAAGGTTGGATTGATGCTATTACTAATATTGATACTATACAGACTAAGAAAACGCCTCTGGAAAGAGCAAAAGAATTAGATCCTATTAAGGAATTAGTTAAGTTTGAAAATTGGTTAAATAAAATTAGTAATTTAGCGATTATATAATGGAAAAAAAAGAGTATCTAAAACAACCTTTTAAACCTAAAGAGAATGGACCAGTTAAATGTAGTGAGCCTAGCGGATGCAAAGATGTACCTAAGACTAGACCTAGACTATACAATAGAAGATGGCTTAATTACATCATTGATAAAATCTGCGGTAAATCAAGCTGAACAATTTACGCTACAAGTATTATGGCAAAGGCAACTAAGTTTAATTACGCCTGTTTCTGGTGCGGTTAAAATATATGAGTACCCTTTGATTTCGATTGAAACTGTTGTAGATCCTGATATGGATGTGCTGACTTTTGAAACAATCGAAACGCAAGGCTTTACAGAGGTTATATCAGATACGGCAGGATTTAATACTGTTACATTTGTTGCAGGTTATGGATGGAATTATGAGGGTGGCTCAGATGTGCCAGATGATATTGAAACGGCGATAAAAGAAATGATAGCGTATTATTATGAAAATAGAGATAATCCGGTTGTCGGGATGCCTACGATTGCAACTCTTTTACTATCGCCTTACAGACGCATAACTCTATTCTAATGAATCCAGGCAGATTAGATAAGCGCATTACATTTGGCACGTTCACATCGGTTGAAAACGCCTATCAGGATTACGTAATTACGTTTGTGCCTGTATTAGCTACATGGTCAAATATAAAGCCGTATGATGGTAATAGGCAGTTACAAGCGCAAGAGCAGGTTATAAATCAAACCTTTAGATTTACAATTCGTTATAGAAAAGACTTTGCACCTACAAAGGATATGAGGATACTGTATGAGTTAAATTTTTTCACTATTCATTCAATTAGGAATGTAGATGACACATTCAGGTTTTATGAGATATTGGCATCCGTAACGGATGATAACAATGGCGTCTAAAATAAATATCTCTAAACTTTTATCTCAGATTTCAGCCTTTGGTTACGATGCTAACAGGTCGGCAGTTTCGGTTACTAATTCAACTGCTGAGAATATTGCTAATCAGGCTAAACTAAGAGCGCCAGTAGATCAGGGACAGTTAAGACAATCCATAGGTAAAACAACTGCTAGAG